ATGCAGGACTGGCTAAAGGCATATCTTCCCGAAATCCATCCGGAACTGGATCGAGCCATCTATTCTGGTGTACTTCGGGTGCTCAAGCTCTGGATGATTGCCATACCGCTCTTTGCGATTGTAACTCTGATCTTTCACTACTTCAATGACATACCATCCGATTTCTTGATCGGATTGATGCTATTTCTGGCCGTTACCTTTCTGTTTAACATTGTAGACTGGGCCATACTGAAACGCTGCAAGCCTGGAGAAATGACCGCCCGGACCATCCAGGCTTTTGGTCTGGCCTACCCTATCTTCTGCCCTGTATTTCTGGTATGGATTACAATAGAGGCTCAGCCTGAAGTTCTTGGAAGCTTCCTTCGAGGAAGTATTCCTATGCTACAGATCCTGATGATCAGCACCACGGTCTTTGGCTTTTCCCTGTACTTTGGATTGGTAGCCGGAATCCTTTCTGCCCTGGTGTATCTGGGAATTTGCTTTGGTCCAGGCGCATACGCAAGGCCGGATGTGCCCAATATGGTAGAGATGTGCCTTTACATAGTTCTTGCGGGCTCCATTGCAGGCAAGGCCGGAGACGAAGCCAAGAAACTGGTACATCGCGTGGTAGCTTCCATCAAAGATCGTGAATTTGTTACGCGAATTCTGGGAGCCTATGTGTCTGAAGAAATCAAAGACCGATTGCTGGACCAGGGNCTGAGNATGGAAGGCGAAGAAAANGAAGTTACCGTTCTATTTTCAGATCTTCGNGATTTNACNACNCTGTCCGANGAAATGTCCCCNNGGCGCGTAGTACAGATCCTGAANCAGTATTTNGATCGNATGGTTCGCATTATTCAGGAGGAAGGTGGCGTTGTGGACAAGTTCATAGGGGATGCTATTATGGCTTACTTTGGCGCGCCCGTTCCCCTGGAGAACCCTCGTGAAAATGCCATGCGTGCAGCCAGACGAATGCGAACAGAACTAAAACTGCTTAACGCCCAGCTCAAAACAACAGAGAGCATTGAGCTTCAATCAGGCACCGGGTTGCACCATGGCACCGTGGTTCTCGGAAGCATTGGAAGTGAAAAGCGCAGAGATTTTACGATTATAGGCGATGCGGTAAATATCGCCGCGCGGCTGGAAAGCATGACCCGAAATCTGGATGCGGCAATCATTCTGAGCNATGAGGTAAGAAGAGGTCTGGGCGAGGCAGATCATATTCAGCTGAGACCTCTGGAAGAACTGAGCCTCAAAGGCAGAAAAAGCCCTGTGGTCTGTTATGGGTGGAACGAATCCGAAGAAGCGGTACAATCGAAATAGTGTAAACGATCCCCGGGAACGATACTTGAGAGCTAAGTTCTCGGGGAAGGCAAACCGCTGGCAGGGCCTTTAAAAACTAGAATACATGATTGCTGGATTGCTGGAATCCCGTCTTCGTTCTGACTTCGGGCACCGATTACCGATAAAATCTCTGGAAGCTGTCCGCAATCTCCTGGAATTCACCGGAGTAAGTAGAATATAGCCTTTCGGGGGTCCAGAAGGTGATTCGAATATTGAATTCATTCAGGTGTACCTGATACTCCAGATAGCGCACCATGACTCCGTCCTGGGTTGAGTCCATGATCCAGCGAATGGAATCCACATTTCCCAGCCTTGTTACCTGGTGTCCCAGATCCCGGGCAATATCTACCTGATTGATTTCCTTAATGAGCTGAAAATACTCATTTAATGGAACATCCGTGTCCTCCATAAGAACACGCATTCCCATCAGCTGGTTTCTGCTGATGGCCACCATGGCAATTTCAGAACCAAAGGATCGAGTTTCTCGGGCCAGAGGCTTGATGTCCGGCGGTACGTAGTCAAAAAAGACAGTATTACCAGACATAAGCCCCCGGCCTGAGATTATTTACGCCGATGCCTTCTCTCGTTTCTTTCGAAGCTCGGCGACGTTTAGTCCGTTCTGGTCCGCCCAGGACTCAATACACTCCTGAGTTGCGGCAGCAGCGGACGGCAGAGTGCCCGTCTTTTCTTTCATAGCTATCCGAATTTCATCCAGAAGCCATTTCTCAACTCGCGGGTTTGCAGTTTCTCTAGTCGCCATGTCTAAGATTTTACCTTTCTCTTTTTTCATTTCCTTATCCTTATGGACGATCTCGCGGTCCAACCCTGTCCTCCGTGACCCGGTCATCAATCATCCACTGAAGAGAGAATACCACAGCACAGAATTGGACGCAACCAGTTTTTGCGTCATTGCGCTATTTTTCCTGGGTTACATTTTGGATAGGAGATCTGCCTTTTTTGCCTGAAATTCTTCCTCTGAGATCGCACCCATATCTAGTAACTCCTTGAGCTTTTTTATCTGGGTTGGGATGTCATCCACGGGGACTCCAGGGCTCTGGACGGCTGGCGCGCTACTCTGTGCTTTCCGGGCCATTTCTTCCATCTTATCTAGCAGCGCCATTTTGGGCATATTCATGGCATGGAATAGATCCATCTTACCGCCTGGTAAGCCCAGGACTACGTCTCTGTAAGCTGAACTTCTACCAATAGAAGATACATCAGCCCATCTGGCAGCATTAGACACTCCCCCGGCTTTAACAGTGAGAGCCATTGTAGAAGTAAACACTACATACGCTTTGTAGCGAGCACCCATCTGATCAATCCAACAGGCCGCGATAAAATCCGATTCATCTTCAGGCCAGACCCCGTACTGTTTGGCACCGTCCTTCACTTGCTGCGGCACCTCATCCACTTTGTCGGTGTATGTGTAGGTAACTCCTACCATCTGCTTATATGTTTCAGCCATTGACTTTCCTCCTTTTTAAGGAACCTGATCATTGGCTCACCATCGGCAATAATATAGTGATACCAAAACCGTATTTTTTTTGGCGCACAGACTTTTTGCGTCATTTTTTCGTTGCGTCCCAGCGTCCAATATGGTATAGTGAGATCACAGAGAGGACGGGGATATGAAACGCAAGGTAACACTACAAGACATGAATCTACAGGAACCATCTGACGGACTGGCAAGACTGATCGGCCGTAATAAGACCGAACAGCCAGAGCGCCAGAAGAGAAATCGAAAACTCCGCACTGAACGCTATCTACAGCGACAGGCCGGGGATCAGGCCGAGGCACTACGTAAGATGGGGTTCCAGGTACTGTAATATGAAACAACAATCACAAACACTGGGCCCCAGGGAGCGTAGAGAGATACGCACTCACCGGGCCGTAGATGCTCGAACAGAACGTGCGCTAAAGCTGATCGCTCGCACCAACCCAGAGCTGGCTGAAGGAATGCGCCAGAGAGGATTCCGGGTTAAGTAAAATGAAAGCGGAGCGATTGACAGAGCGAGAGAAGAAGATCCGGGCTTATCTTACGGCGCGGGATCTCCGAAAACTAAGTCCTGAATTGGCCGAGAAACTCATAGATATGGGGTATCGTCGGTTATGATACAAGATCAACACAAGGACGGCACAGAGTCCGAGATTCAAGAATACATAGCCCGTATTCAAGAGACAGCCTATGTGAATAACATATCACTGGAACTGGCAAAGAAACTCGTAGATGCCTCAGATAAGTCCGGTGATGATCTAGCCCTCCCACAATCGGGAGTCCTTCGAAGAAAGGATGGCGACCGCTACGGCAGAAATCAGCGGGGGCGGCTGGACCTACCAGCCTGACAGCACGGAAAGACGGCACTGGAATCATTTAAGATTCAATGCGCAGAGGACGGCAGTATGCCCCGCCACTGGTACGACAAAGATGGTCTCCTGGAACGCCATAAGCGCACCGCCACCGGGGGCAAGAGCCCGGATAGCTGACGAGCATTGTACGTGGGATAGTCAGTCGGGGCAAAGGATGGCCCCGGATTTGTGCAAGGAGTGCAATCTATGCGACACGAAAACATGATTACTGCCCTACTCTTCGCGCTTGTATCGTGCGTATGTGTAGACGAGGAACCAAAGTGGGAGGAGCGATTACTCCTGCCTGACCCAGGTGAGGCCCTGGTAATTCAGGAGTACGCCCAGGATTGGGGGATTGGTGTTGTGGTGGATGCGGGGCCAGAGATGATTGAAAACAATATCTGGATCACCACACCACTCTGCCACGGAGTCCCCCCGGGTCTTTTGGAAGAGATCGGCCGCTGTCCATTAAATTATGTGGACGCGGCCTGCGTCCCGACCGGGTTCCCTGAGCACTACGGCAAAGAAGTACAGGGCTCTAATCTGTTTTTCAATGTCTACTCATACCGGAACTTAACGGGGCTTATGCAGAGGTTACTGGTAGTGCATGAAATAGGACACTGTTTAGGATTCGTCCACAGTGATTCTCTTATGCACGTAATGCACCCAACGAGCCCCAACTTTGTGAGCGATGAGGAGAAGGCGGAGGCGCAAAAGGCATACCTGGAAGGTGGATCTTTACCGGCCGCATTGAGTACAGGGATGATGTCACACTACAACCGGAATTGGAATCGGTTTAGAGTCATTACTCCGTGAGAGGAAGGCCCCGGTAGTTTTTCAGGGAATGAGAGTATAAGGAGTAAAAGGAGTAATGTACGTAACAGAAGAAGAAGCAAAACAGAAGGAATGTAAGCCGAAAGAGATTGCTCTGGCTATCGCGGCTGTAACTGGTAACGCCACCGGATCACCGATGTGCACAGCCTCTGACTGTATGATGTGGCGGTGGACAGGCTATCGTAATCCTCGAAAAGATGGTATTTCCCAAGAGAGCAACGCTCATACAGGCTACTGTGGGCTTGCAGGGAGGCCAGAGTAATGGATTACATGACCACAAAACAAATAGCGGATACCGCCGGGGTAACAACCGAAGCGGTAAGGCAGGCCGGCAAGAAGTTCTACCCTCATAAAATGGTCAAGGGTAAGCAAACAAAATGGACCAGAGATGAGTGCGAAGTTCTGCTAAAATATATCCGTAAGAAAAACTTTGTAGGAGAAGGTCCAAGTAGCTTGGAGGGAACTTCAAAGCAGCTTGCAAGTGGCGACCTCGGCCAAATGATTAGCGAGGCAGTTGGCCAGGCATTGGCGCCGATTTTAGGAGAGATGCGAGGCCGGATCCAGGCTTTGGAAGAAAAAGCAGAGGAAAGACAACCGCTGCTTCCTCCCCCGGTAGATCCCCGCTCAGAGTTGAATCGGATCATCCGGAAGTATTCCTCCGACAATGGGAATCCATACGCATGGGTATGGACCTCACTCTACAAGGAGTACAGGGACCGCTACCACGTAGACATTCCGCTCAGGGCAAAGAATATCGGGATGTCCCCGATGGAGTATGCAGAAGCAGAGGATCTTATGCTGCAACTGGTAGGGCTGGCCCGTCACCTGTACGGGGGTGCCGCATGAGTGGAGATATCATTGATCTGGATATGTGTGGCCGTGGAGGGGTAAAGCGACACTTCATAATTAACCTTATGTATCCGGATATTAATTCGAAAGAGAATAACTCAAGCGTAGAACTGAATTTATACCACGTTCGATCCTCTGACGGTATCCAAATACAATACGATGGTGATAGGGATGGATGGTCTATTCAGCAAGCATATTCGACTTACAGGCAAATAAAACCAAATTACTCCGAAGAGGTAGAGCACTGGGAAGAGGTAGCTTTTATCAAGTCCTGGGCACTACAAGAAGAGAAAGGGGAGGAACTGCCATGAAAGACCACCATGACATACTGGTATTCCCAAAAGATGTTGATATGAATTACGTACAGGCTATAATAGACTACGCTTCAGATAATGATGTGACACAGATAGAAGCGAAAAAGGTAATAGATGAGAGGGCCGAAAAGAAGGCTCAGAGTAACAGAGCTAGCAGGTAGCCCCTTATCAGGTTGCCATCAGGGTATTGGTGGTTAATTGATAAGGGCCCGGGTTCGATGTCCCGGGGAGCTCACAAGCCAGCACGGTTGCAAGGTGCTGGTTCAACTCCGGCTGGCTGGCAGACGCCGTGGTGGGAAGGGAGCAAGGTTCGAATCCTTGTGATATGTGGCGGATACGAGCTTCGCCTAACTCTGGGAGACAAAGGCCCGGTTGGCCCGACCGATAACCCTGTAGCGGAATCTACAGGCGGGGCAAAATGACCGGTGGCGGAATAGGTAGACGCACTGGCTGAGCTGAGGGATGGAGGCGCGCAAAGGAAAGCCGCCCGCGCGTATGCAGGGTGCAAATCCCGGCCCGGTCACATAGGTGGGTGCTTCTTTAGCGGGAAGCCAAATCTAACTCTGGTCCCGGAGTATAAATGGGCTGGGGCCAATGGCGGAACGGAACCAGACGTACCCAAACAGAATTGGGCGCCAGGGTAATAAGCGCTGCTGGGGCTGCGGGCTCAGTAATAGGAATAACCTGGGGTGTGAGGTTCGAGCCCTCACTTGGTCAAAGGAGAATGCCGCAACGCAACCTCCGGGAATGTCATGCGGACGTAAAGCGCCCTCTGGCTCCAGAGGTTAAACGGGGCTGGTAGACCGGTGGCGGAATAGGTAGACGCTACTGCTTGTTGGAGACTCGATTGGTCAAGGTGTAAGAAACCCGCGAGAGCATAAGGGGCTCATCAATCGCATAGAACGGACCAAACAAGAACCGGCGGTTCCCGGTTATAGCCGTCAGAGTAACTGAGTTATGCAGGTGTGCAAATCCCTGCCCGGTCACATATGCTACATGGTTGATCCATGAAGGGTAAACAGAGTGAAACTTGAAAGCCGGTCCTACGGGGCCGGTGGATTTTTGGGGAAAGAATATGAGCAGGAGAAAACCATACGCGGCTGGATACTTTCTGAGGGTGCAGCAAATCAATGACGGGCGCGGCCCATTTCGAAGCGGATTTACTGAGCGGTGGCTGTCTCCTGATAACCCCCACACTTTCCCGGCTGGCTATGACGAATTCGGATGGGAACCTTATCAGAGAATCCCGTCAGGCTGGTACTCAGGCCATGCATTTGAAAACATGGACCAGTTATACTCCTGCTTCACTGCAAAGGAGCTGGTAACTTTGAAAAAGTACGGCTTCCACATTGTGTCCATCGGCGCTGATTTGGTTCTTGGCCGCTCCGAGAATCAGGTGCTTTTTGCCCGGCGCAAACCATTAGCTGAGGATGTTTCTATGATCCCTACAGGCGAGTTGGAACTTTTTCGAGCTGCACAGTAATGAAAGGTATGCAATAATACAGAGGTAAACTTATGAGAGATAGTATCAAAACAGAACGGGCCGAATGCTGCCCTGTGTGTGAGTCATACAATGGAGAAGTCCCTGAGAGGATAATACAGGGGCCTTTTAAGGGGTTCTTCCAGATGCGGTGTACGCAATGTGGATTCTGTGGACCGGCCCGACGCTGGGGATGGGCGGCTGTGTTCTGGTGGAACAGGATAAAGATGGTTGATGATCTTCGGACCGTTGCTTAGTAAAAGCAGGACGCCCCGCTCTCGGCGGTTGTAATAAGCTACGGTGGAGGATACCGGAAACGAGACGACCTACACCGTCACAGTGTCATAGTAATATAAATGAGTCAAATCGGAAATGGAGGATGAGAGGATATGAGTAGATTTCAGAAAGCAACAAAGGTGAAGAGCAAACTTCGTATGACTATGTACGGGCCGTCCGGGTCCGGCAAGACATACACGGCACTATCAATCGCTACGGGGATCGCAAAGGAACTGGGCGGGAAGATTGCGGTAATTGATAGCGAGCAAGGATCAGCGAGTAAATACGCTGACCGGTTCGATTTTGATATAGCACCGCTCCCAGAAAATTCGATCCACGAATACATCAAGGCAATCAAGGACGCAGAGGCAGAAGGCTATGAAGTTCTGGTCATCGACTCCCTGAGTCATGCCTGGAAGTGGCTGGTAGATAAGGTGGAAGCAATCGCCAAAGGGAAGGGCCATAACAACAAATGGGCCGCATGGGCCGAAGGAACTCCTCTTTATGAGCAGTTCATGAAAGCCATCCTCGAATACAACGGGCATGTCGTTACAACTATGCGCTCGAAAACCGAGTGGGTAGTAGAGCAAGGATCGGACAATAAGAATAAGCCGAAACGGGTAGGTACTGCGCCACAGCAGCGGAACGATACCGAGTATGAATTTGATATTGTCGGGAAGGTGAACTCCGAGCACTGGATGGAAGTAGAGAAGGATCGAACCGGGAAATTTCAGGATAGGCTCATCGAGAAGCCAGGGCCAGAGTTTGGCCAGGAAATGATAGCGTGGCTCAATGAAGGTGCAGAACCGGAGAAAGACTGGAGTACGGTAGTGCCCGGAGTAAAGGCTGCGATTAAGAACCGCGCCCAGGATAAGATCCAGAAGTGGGAAGGATTCCTGGCGAAGTGGCATAAAGAAATGCCGGAAGAGATCTATATGGAGGCTACCACCCTGCTCCATGATTTCAAGGAAAGCCTCAAGCAGAAAATGGCTCAGGAAGGTGCAGCATAATGGCATCAGATCTTAATAGAGTATTACTCATAGGGAATCTCACAAGAGACCCTGAACAAAAGCAGACCCAGAACGGCAAGAGCTATTGTAAGTTCAGTATAGCCAACAACCGGACCTACACCGTAGACGGGAACAAGAAAGAGGAAACGTCCTTCTTTAACTGCGTAGCATTTGGGCGGCTGTCTGAGATCATAATTCAGTACTGCCAGAAAGGTAAGCAGGTAGCCATCGAGGGTCGATTGGCGCAACGGTCCTGGGACTCCCCGGAGGGTAAACGGTCTATCGTAGAGATTACGGTAGAGAATCTGCAATTACTCGGCGGGAAGAGAGAGGGAGGCTCAGGGAATGATTACAGGAATGAGGGGGCACCCAGGCCCGGTCAGGGATACGATCAGGACATGGCCGATGCATTCGGTGGTAAAGTGGAGCCAGATGCATCGGATTACGGCCCTCTCCCTGAAGATGACGACATACCATTTTGATACAAGGAGGAAAGAATGGAGAACACAATGGAGATAGTAGGACCGAGAATTTTTTCGGTTCCTGGTATAGAAATCCGGATGCAGATGGGCCGGTTTTATGTAAATGGCCAGGAAGTTCCAGCCGAACAAATACGTCAACAGTCGCTGAAGTTTGTAACTGCGGTACACACATCCGGAACATACGAAGTCCCATCTGGGGGGAGAAATCCTGACACCGTTTCAATCGGTAGAGATCGGGATTTTCGGGAACCATAGCGAAACCTTCTGCAATAATGCCCTGGAAACGGATGTCCGGGGCTTTTTTTTGCTTCCAAAGTGATTTTTCACTTTCGAACCTTCCCACCTAACCTCCAAAAAATCGCTTGCACACCCCACCGGGTGCCATCCAGATTTGCCCCGCATGAAGGTAATTAGAAGAATCCACGGCGCGGCAGTGATAGAAAGCCGCAAATTCCACATTCTGGATGAGATAAAAGGCATCCACCCCCTGAATCCACCCCGATCCGATTCAGATCCAGAAGATGACAGGATTTTTACCAGCGACATTCGGAAGCGCGGGGTAGAAAAAATGATCCTCCTGTCCCATGACGGGAAGGTCCTTCGGGGCCAGCGGAGGCACAACGCGGCCGTCCGAATCCTGAAGGATGCCCTGAAAGAGGAAAAGAAAGGAGGCAAAAAGGTCCCCAAGGATCTGTACTACATAGATGCAGAGATGATGGAGCCCATTCAAGACCTGGATACGCTCAAAATGATTATCCACCGGGACAACGCCCTGCACAAGAACCGAACCGAGCAGGAACTGGAGCAAATCCTATTCATGGAGTACACTCCAACGCAACTAATGGAGCGGCAACCGGAGGACGTGAGTAAGCGACTGGAGAGGGTATTCGGGACCAAAGCGGCCACCTGGAAACACCTCCTGGCTCGGGTCCGCCAGAGACTGGCCAAGCCGCGCCGCCTCCAGATGACGATTAACCCGGATGATGGTAAGTACCTGAGCAAGAAGCTGGCAGAGTATGACCGCAAGATCCAGGTAGTGGAGCAGCTAGAGGAGAAACTTGCCGAGGAGCGACAGGAGAAATACGCCCTACGGTCCGAGATCAACTCGTTTGCCCCAAAGGGTACGAGGATAAAAGGAGCAGACAATAAGGTAGAGTATATCCGTACTCAACTGAAGAATGCCGGGTACCTATCGGGGAAGAAGAAAGCACAGTAAAAAAAACCCCGGCCCCCGGGGCAGAATGGGGCCGGGCAAGTTGCAGAAGATAGTCTGGAAGATAGTGGATTAAATCATCCGCCCCAGAATACAGACCATGAAAACAATCAGGAAGGAGCCAGATAGAGCGATCATCGCTAAAAGCCGGTAGCTCATACAGGTATCGAGTTAGCCAGGGCTGTCAGATAATCCAGATTCCCCTGGCTGGCGTCATCCATAGCTGCATGAGTGGCATCAATGGGGACGTTCAAGTACTCGTACCGATTCCCTATCATTTGCTCGGACACATGGGTTACAACCTGCTCGGGAGCATCGAGCATCAGTTGGATAATGTCGGTCGCCCATTGCACCGGCCCGAAACTCTCAGTACCTCTATAGACCCGGATATCAATACCAGTACCCAGGCAGACACAGGACACATCTCGTAGGTGCCCCGGGGCCAGTTTGGATGCCTCCGCAATTGCGACGAGTGAAGGGTTATTCGCGCCAGTAGTCCCACCGTCACCGAACCACTCTCCTCCGATCTCTACCGATGAGAAGTAAACGGGAGCTGCACAGGAAGCGGCAACCACTTTCCATACGGGTACATTCAGGTCTCCCGGGTCCCATGACTTCCAGACCTTCGGTCGGGCCTGCGAATAGTTGTACGTCACAGCCATGAACCGAGTCCGAAGCTCGCCCATAAGCGTTTCACCGAACTCCTCTTTAAGAGCATCAATGAGAGGCTGGTTTGAATATAGAGGAGCACTGAGGCCCTGGGTAAATGTCCGCCCTATCCGTGAAAAAGCCTTACCAAAGAACCCCGGGAAGATCGCCCTTCCCTTATCTCTGTAAAGCGCTTCAATCTCGGCTGGTTCCATACCTCTGGCTATGGCCGCGCCGATGATCGACCCTGTAGAGGTACCGGCAATCAGATCAAAAGACTCGGATGTATAATTGCGTCGCTTGGCCCATATAGCCGGGAGCATCCCCCGGATCCCCCCGCCGGAAATAGCGAGGACTTTCATATCTTACCGGCCCGTGCGAGGCGTAAAAACAACCTGAGACCCGGAACATACTTATTAATGGCATGGTTTTCACCATTATAGTAGTGAGCGAACGTATCGAGATCTCCGTCAATAAGAGCCTGTTTCAACCCTTTGAACGGATGCGTTTCAAGAAATCGGACAAAGGCCTGGACTTGCCCTTTGACTGTGTGCATGGCCGCCGCAAACTCATCAGCCGATTTGTATCCGAGACGCTTCCAATGGAAACCCATGATTTGAAATGCTCCCCAGCCTGCTGCCTCGATTGCGGCCTTGCGGTCCAGTTTGGCCGCCTTTTGGAACCGCTTCCATTCACCAGCCCCGAATAGACGGTCCGCGATTCGCATCGATAGGTTTGGTGCAATTTTATCAAAGACAGTACGGGTTAACCTTCGAAACCAGTGGCCCTCAAAGTTCAGTGGTGGGACTGGATCTTTAAATCCTTTCACTTTCCAGAATACCACGCCATTCGATTCTTTGAATAGCACGGCCTTTACGTATTCCAGAGGCATGCCGAGTTCTTTTGCGGCGAGAGCCAGTTCTCGCTGGGGCGCCTTAATCTTTGCTAATAACATTGCCTCACTCCTTCACCAGTTTGCTGATCGCTCCGATAATGTTTTCCGTATTGGATCGCATCTCTCCCCTGATTTCGTGCATTTCCTTTCTCACTTCGTCCAGTACCTTGGCTGTATTCTGCTGCCGGTCCGTGACTATGGCCAGTTGCTTATCCAGCGAGTTGTAGTTTACTGAATGGACGCTATCCATTTCAGTCAGGGATTCCTCGATTTGCTTCTTCATGTCATCAATGCGCTCGTGAAGCTTACTATCTCCCTCGGCCCTGTTCTTCTCTACTTCTTTCAGTAGATCGACGGTCGCACCTTTTCCTGCAAAGCCCATGAGTTTCTGGCCCAGCCAAATTAAAAGAGCCCCACCGATGGCCCCGGCACCTGTAAGGATTGCCTCGGTCACCTTCCAGAGCCCCTAATTTGTTCCCGAAGTGCTTTTCGGGCTGCGATCTTTTCACGGGCAGACTCCGGTATTGACGATTCATCGATGACACCAGCGTCGATCAGAGCAGAATAAAGATCTTCTCCCAGACGCGCCATATCGGAGTCTGATTGGGCCAGCTCAGCTTTTAGTCTTTTTCTTTCGAGTTCTGCTTTCTTTTGCTGGTTTATCTTTACTACCATTGTCGTGCTCCAATTCCTCTGGATTATTCAATGCTTTCTGTGTCGTTGCTACTACATCGTTTGTCATGGCATTGACGATTCGATGGTCGTAGGACAACACATTTCCATTTCCGTCTTTGTTCGTTCGGCGGACATAGAAGTATGTATGGTTATCGCTGATCTTCAGTACGTCCCACTCCGAGCCTTTCCCAAAGTCCAGGCCCTGGCCATCCGAAGGCCGAGCAATATCCAGCTCCCATGCGTCACGATCGGAACGATCCGATGGAATGTCTGCTGCGTGGACGATCCAGAACTCAACCCCTGGCGGTACATCTTTTCGCCCGACGACACCTGAAGAGAGCCGGCAATCCGGGACGTGCCAGAGAATAGAAACCCGGCCAGTATCTGGATTTGTATAGCAAATTGCATTCATCTGAAAACCCCCATACACCCCTCGTATGGATCTTCAAGCGCGGCATTGTTGTTGCCAAAGAGAAAATCGACCCCTGCGGTTGATTTATTACGGAAACCGGCCATCCCCAGGTTGGTGTCTGCATCAACTCTATTTTGCCCGGTAACTACCGAGTACAATGTATCTGGCAGGCTCACCGTAAAATTCATTCCGAACAACCCCGTTCCATCATCGTCCAGGCTTGAAACGTTAGCAGATCCAAGAACGGATGGTGTGCCTGTACCTCTAAACGCCACCCAGGCACGAGCCCCCCAAAACCTATGCAGAGTCGTAGCGTAGTCCGTGCCTACAGTGGATTCGTATCCTGCCGACATTGCAGCTGTGTCTTTATCCACCTGGAAGACCACATTACTCGACCCGTCTTTGATCTGGAGGGCCTTGTTGTCGAACGGATCAGCCTGGAATGCCTCCAGTGCATCGGCCCTACCCTCCAGGGCTGTGATGTCACCCTGAGCCGTTGCAATATCGGTTTCGTTTGCCGTGACTCTCCCATCGAGTGTTGTGTTCGCGCTCTCCAGATCATCTATGAGGCTCTGGAGTTCTATGTCGTTAGCCAGAAGCTCGGCGAACTGTGCTCCGAAATCTAACCCGCTATTGTTGGCGGTCAGGTCCCAGGTCTTGTATGGTGTTGTATTTGGTATAGCCATGATCTATTCCTTAATAGCGTATGATTACAATTCCATCTGCTCCGTCTCCGCCAGAGTATTGAGTGCTACTTACTACTGAGCCACCGCCGCCACCAGAGCCAGGAGTAGTGGCAGAAGGTGTATCCTGTGATGCGCTATACGGCATCGTACCACCCGGCCCAGCGCCTTTCCCACCGTAGTAATCACCTGCTGTAGCGCCAAATTTTATTGCGCCTCCAGATCCATACCCGTAGTTAAAATCAATATCTCCTGTTGCTCCTGTTGCTCCTGGAGCACCGCCACTGACACCACCACTGCCAAACCCACCGTTTGCTGTTACAGTAGCACCAAAAGATGAATTACCACCGTTACTCCCAACTGTACCATCTGTTGTCGCTCCGGCACCACCGGACCCAACTGTTATTGTCACACTTCCGCTTGGCGTCAGACCGGTTACATTCTTAATGGCGACAGCTGCGCCACCACCCCCGCCACCCCCAAAGTTATTTCGTGCTCCACCACCACCTGCACCGATAACAGTTACTAGTGCTTTGGTTACATTGGTTGGCACGTTCCAGGTGCCCGAAGATGTGAATACTGCTACATTGGGGTAGCCAGCACCAACGGTTGTCCCTGTGAACACTGCTGTATCATTAAACGTGGCAGACCCATTATAGACCTGTGCATCACTCCACGTCTTATCACCCGCGACAGTTTGGGCTCCGGTTAGCTGTACGGAGTTGTTCACGGTCGGTGTCAGGGCTGTAATCAAGTCCTGAAGCTCGACATCGTTTTCGTATAACCGGTCAAGCTCGACGTTCCAGTAGTTCCCGAATGCTGCTACACTCGCACCGGATGGACTACCGGCTGCGAAGTCCCTTCCTCTTGTTGTATTAGTGATTGCCATTACACAGTCTCCTGTTGGAAGATTACGAGGCAGCCACTCCCGGCCGCCAGTTGCATGATTCTTTGATACGTCGCCTCAACGGAAGACGATACCGCCGGGCCATACCGACACTGGATACACTGAGGTTGATGCTTCCCGCCCCAGAGCGGGTACGTTCCATCCAGTACAAAGTCACCGGTCAGGTAAAGATCATCCTCGCCCTGTCGGAAATCCTCCACACCATCGAGGTATGAGTTGCCGTCCAGAGTCCCAGTACCATCCAGTGCCTTCCACCGGGGCCACATATTCCGAACGCCTCGAAAGTCAGAGCCAAGGATCAGGTTGGAGATCAGGGACAGCGTATAGGTGGAACCGTTTGAATTCTGACGAAAGATGGCGGCTTTTAGAAATAGCTTATAGTCCGAATCGCTTCGGCCTTCCCGTGGTTCGTTCAGTAGTTCCCCGGTCAGATCAAGCTGCATTCCTTCCTGATCGTCGATGCTTCGCAGCGCTGCTATGTCCTCAAAGACTCCCTTTAGCTCGGTAAGCTGATCGGCGAACCCCTTCCAGAACCCCCTACCATTTGCGTCGGTGGCTTTGCTCCAGACATGCTCTGGTAGTAGATTATATACGGCTGCTGCATCCATTAGCTTACGTTCACCGTTATTTTTGCGTTGTCGGTTCTGGCCCTCTCACGGGCCGCGATAGACAGAAGAGTATCCTCGGAAGGTGCAGGGCTGGCTGTTTTCCCTACCAGCACCTCTACCGCGTCAATACCTACGATGCCTTCCTCGTCCAGATTCCCTGTGATTTCCCAGGTCCGAACAGATTCCCCGATTCCCAGACCGATGTATTCCGTGGTGGTAGACCCGATGGTATCTGTACCGCCGATGGTTTTGATAACTGCTGTCTTGACCTTCGTTTCCTGACCGGTTACCCATTTTGTATTTTTCGTGATGTTGGTAATGACGTAGATGTCCACATCGCTCGGCCTGCTGAATTTGATGTCGTGCGACTCTCCGCCGTCGTCTACGATGGTCTCTGTGATATCTCCGTAAAAGTTCACTTCGGCCGGTGCAGCTCTGTAAATCGTCTGGGCAATGTCTGCAACGACTCCGCCCTCTACTATTGCTTCGATGGACTTTGCAGGAATACCGGCCACAGATTCAGCCAGGGTCCGGTTGGTGTAGACTCGGGCCACTGATACGCCGGGGAGTTCTGCGATTAGCGCCTGAATACCAAAATCCGAGGACCCCGCGACCGCCTCTGACTCCCCCATCCGAGACCGGTAATCCGGATCACCCTCAATGTCCGCGCCGCCGGTAGAGGCTTCGGCATTTGTTACGGTGTCAATTCCAGGAACGGACGATACAATAACAGTAATAGATTCGGCCGGGACCAGCCCGGCAAAGCCAGCGTCCGACGCCTGGGCCTGTACCGATGCGTCCCCAGATCCGTCTGTTGTAACCTCGGCCAGAGTCTCGAACTGGACATTCTGTTCTGTGGCTACGATGGTCCCGGCCGGTATTGTGGTGGATGGGTCACCGGCAAAATCCAGGTCAACCACCGCTTTAGTCTCATCGCGGCGCGTCTGGCCTTTTAGACCACCAACATAGTCCAGGCTAACACCGTCGGCCGAACCCAACCAGACAGAATAGTAGGTATTCTCTGCTAGCTGCCATACTTCATCCAGAGCCTTCGCCTGCACAATGGCCCATTGCCCATCGGTCTGAGTAGCAGAAAGGTCAATATCCGAGGAGACATTGGTCCGAATAGAGGCCCGTACCTCCTCCAGTATTACTGTGTAGGGCTTTCGGACAAACCCCGCTGCTGTGATACCGTATGCCATTATACTACAACCTCGTCTGCGACTTCGCCCTCGGTAGTCTGAACCGTGAAACGGATTGATATTGTTCGCTCTGCAGGCTCAGCATCTTCTATAGAGAACGATATAATTCGAATAACTGCCGGATCCGCATTGATTACAGATACGATAGCCGCTCGAATTCTTGCCCGGCTGATCCCTTTTTCCAATAGAGTCTCCCAGTCTACGCCAAGGAGAGGTTCCAGAGAGAATTCCCCGAGCCATATAGAGATAGCGTTTCGGAGACGCTGCGCCACCGCATCCCGACCGGTCAGAATCACCCGCCGCCCACCTTCGTAGACGATCTCGCCGTTCTCTACTTTTGTAGCGGTTATACTCATGACACTGTTCCTGATCCTGAAAGATCTGTAATAGGATAAGGCCCTGTAGTCGGTCCCGTTTCCGTTTCTCCTGTGCTGGTTACGCTGACCTCAGCGTTCGCCTGAATGTGGGAAATGATCTTGTCTGCTACCTCCGTCCATACCTCCAGAGAATAGCCCGGAGATGTGGGAGCGGTTGCAATCGCATTAACAGCCGTATCTATCGCAGCGCCTAATATGTCCTTATCCATCGCCATAGTATTAACCCGGTGTCGTCGGCCCTGTTGGATTACCCGGTGCCCCTGTAATGTGCGTATGAATCATCTTGTACGGTATCCCCGCAATAGTCGCGACGATGCCGTTTGCTTCGTTGAATTCGATAAAGGTAGTATCCGATAAATGCACTGTGATTTTGTCTGACTCGAACTGGATCAATGCCCCGTCTTCGTGCCCGATTAATACGCCGTCCTTACTCCAGTCTGATGGGCCGGTCCCGATAGAACTTTGCACCCCGCCTATGACGAAGGCATTCTGGATTGATGGCCCGGCCTGAGAGGTTGGAGTTGTTCCGCGTAACGGACCGAATACATCTCTCTGGGAAAACCCAATGGATACCAGATCACCCTTGGAGAATGAAGGCCGAAAATAGAAACCATTGCCTAAAGCGGGAGAGTTTACCGGTAGTTTTCGGAGAACAGGGTATTCCATCTCCGTATCGTTCGGACCGTTACGCTTTGCCAGCGGCCGTACATCGGCCGTCATCTTCTGACTATCGAAGGACTCGATCTTTGCTGGAAGCAAGACTTCCATATCGTCCCGCGCTCCATCCAGAAGGTCTTGAAGGAATTTCGGGAAGCTCTTGTCTGTGGCTGTTGTCATGCCGCTCGGCCCTCCCATTCCACGTTAGCGTCACCCTCATCAGACCAGACCATCTTACACTTTTGCACTCGATAGATCCCAGGGTTACGCCGCGCTTCGGACGCATCTACAAAGACACCTGGAGCAAATCGGTGATTGAACAGGGTCTTGCCTTTCACGCCGCTGTCGGTCTTTTCGATTGTCCCGATGATTTCTTCCGGCTCCAGAACGATGGCCTCGGCGGTGTCGGAAGCGGTAGGGCTACGGAAGTATATCTGGCCCTGACGGGAGAAGAAGTCTGACCCGGTCTGTTTTGCGAGCTGGATCATTGCGTTTCTAAATGT